TTTCTGGTAATACAAGTGGTAATTTATGGAGTATGGATGATATTAGTTTTAACTTTTTACAAATTGATTATTCAAGATTAGTTCCTATATTATTAGGAACTAACAAACAATTAGTATATGATAATGAAATTTTAACAAGTAATATAGTATCATTACAAAATAATTATGATATTTTAAGAAATAATATAATAGAATTGACATCAAGAATACAAACTTTAGAAAACCCCTAGTATTAAAAATAAATTAATATAAAATTTTTATTTACAACTTTATATTAATTTTCGGATTATTTTTCATCTTCTTTTTCATGTGTTTTTATAATTTTTGCCAAATTAGGAAAGAAGCCTAGTTTATTAATTACTTTTTCTTTCTCTCTACGAATAATATTTATGCGTTGGCTCCACCAATCTTCTTTCATTGCTTTCTTAATAATTTCTATAGAACCCGGTATATCATTTAAATCTAATCTTACAAAGCATAATGGGTCTAAGTATTCTTCTAAGTTAGGACAACCCCAATAAAATGGTAGGCATTCACATATAAGAGCATCCCATAATTTTTCAGTAGCATAATTATATTCTTTATTATTTTCAACAACTAAATGATATTTGTATTCTAATAATATATTTTCTTTTCTCTCATCAATTACTTCTCCACAGTAATTATTCAATCCAAAATAATTATCTTTACCAAAGGTATCACTTATATTCATATAATTGGGTGTTTTACATAATTCAATTCGTTTTAAATGACCTTCATCACATTTTTTATTTGAGAGAATATTAACAATTCTATCTTGTTTTTTACCAGATAATTGTATAGATTTTGGAATATTTACCCACCATTGAACATTATTTAAAAACTTTCTATGAGAATGAACATGTAAAAATTTATTTTCATCAGGTCTTGACCAATCACCCCATATTTTAACTCCCCATTTTCTCTCTTTAAAGCAGACCCATGGTTCCATTTGATAAATAATTGTTTTACTTGGTTCATAATATTCATTAAATTTAGGATTTGGTTTATTTACAATTATATAATAATCAATATTACTATTTTCCCATGTTATTTCAATATTATTCCAACTAAATTCATCTAAACACATATTTTTCCACTCTTTACAAAGTTGTTCACTCGAGCACCAATCGCATATCATTTTAATTCTATATTTTTTTTCTTGTTTTACTTCTCTCTCTTCTAATTCACTAATTTCCAATTTTATTTCATTTTCTTCATCTGAATTATTTGAAATACTTCCTTCTGAATTACTTGGTGTAAAAGTTTCTTTAGATGCTTCTCTTACGGGTTGTAATGGCTCTTTATTTTTTTTTAATTCTTTTAATTCTTCTTTAATTTTACGTGTCTCTTCTATTTTTTTTACAAAAGCATCATAAATATGTTTTTTAACAAATATACCCTCATGTTCTCCTTTAAATTCTGGATTTTTAACCATTAAAGTCATTTTATTTTTTATTTCTCCTTTAGTATTAAACCCTACATAAGATTCGTCACTATTACATTTATTAACAATTTCTTGTAAATCAATTGTATTATTGAATTTCAAAGCTGTATTATTTGGTATATCAGCTCCTTTTATAAGTATATATTGAATTTTTCTTTGCTCTTCAATAGTTAATTGTTGTTTTGTTTTTTCTTCTTTAATTTCTTCTTTTTTTTCTATATTAGAGAAATCAAATTTTTCATTATTATTTTGTATATCAGTATCAACATTATTATAGTAATAATATTCTGATTTTATAATATGCGGTTTTAATTCTTTACAATCTAGTTTACCATCTTTGTATAATTTTTTTTGTATTAAATAATCAATTCCATTTTGTATTCCATTTTTTTCAATGTATTCCAATAATTTATTTGCGCATTTTTTATTTATACTATAGCTGAAAAATCCTCCCAAAAATAAATTATCATTAAAATCTTGTAGTTTTATTTCATTTTTCAAGAGAGAATATTCTTCCTTTATTTCTTTGTTAACATTTACATACATATGATATCCAAAAAATAACATTTCAATATTTTTTAAATGTTGCGTTAAACCATCATAAATAGTTTTAAAATTAGGATTAAATTCTATATCATCTTCTAATATTAGATAGTAATCATTATTATTATCATTTACTAATTTTTTCCACAATTCAATATGTGATAGAGCACAACCTATAACACCTTTTTTATATGAAAAATCATTGTTTCTGAATAATTCTTGTATTTCAATAATTTTTTCAGATTCTTCAATTTCATAACCATTTATTGGTTCAAAAAATTCATAATTATATATTCCAAGCTTATCTAGTTGTGTTTTAACATTTTGTTTTCTATCAGTTCTCTTTTTTAAGTTGATAATTTTTATATTGTTTGTATCAAATTGCGCTTCATTATTCATTTGGTATGCGTTTTGTTTATTATTTTCATATGTTAATTTGCCAATATGTTTATTTGTCATTCTATTAAAAAATCCTGTTTTATATCCATTATTTGTCCACTTATGCGCATATTCCATTTCAAAAAACTGTTTCGATGTTTCAAAATTTCCAATGTTTAAAATAGCATCAACTTTAATGATTGAAGGTCTGAAACTGAAATAAGGCCAATAAGCAGTTCCATATTTATCGCTATTTATGCGATAATCTTGTATAGCAAAATTTTCATCTAATTTAATATAAGTGCCAAAATTATAATCTTTTATTGTTTCACCATAACATCTATTAAACATAATTTGTTTGATATTCATATATTCCATTTGTTTAAAACCTTCTATTGCGTTTTCAATATAATTTGCGGGTTTATAAAAAAGAAAATCATCTTCTATATGGATCCAATATTTTGGTTTTAATTCAACTAATTTATTATAAATAATATTCATACTATTTTTGTGACCCTTTTCTTGATCCATTTTAAAATAAAAATCAACAAAAGGATATTGTTCTAACATTTTCTCTTTATCTACTTTACTTGAATTATCATCCACACAAAACCAATAATCTATTTTTTTATAATCATTCCATGTATTAATTAATGAATTTATTGTTTGTTTAAATAAATCAAAGCGTTTGCATGTTGTAAATGATAGAAACACAATTATTTCTTCATTATTATTTTCATTTAAATCATCTATCTCATTTAAATCTTCATCATTATCACTATCATTATTTAAATTTTCAATTAAATCAGATATTCTATTACTATAAGTAGTTAAATAATTTTTGACTTGAGAGAATAATACTTCCCATAAATTAAAATAATTTTCGTCAATATTACACTCTTTTCTATATATTAAATCATCTATTTTATAAAATAGTTTTATTTGGTTTTCTAGAATATCATTTTTAATATTTTCTTCATAAAATAATATATTTTTAATTGTTTCTTCCAAATTACAATTATTTTCTATTAATTTTTTGCAGCAATAATACCCCGATTCGTTGTCATTATTATAAAAAGCACTAATAGAATTATAGTAATAAATATAATTAATACATTTAATATTGAGAAAAAGTTTTTTTGTATAATCAATATTTTCATTATCATATTTTTTAGTAGAATTATAAATATTATTTACCATAAAATGATTTTCTTTATTATAATAATGTTCCATTAAAGAAGATTTGCATTCTATTCGCTCATAATCATATTTAATACCTTGACTCCAATAATTAATAGCTTCTTCATAATTTTTTTCAATATAGTATAATTGACCAATCATATAGCATGAATAATATTTCTCTTGATCCCAATTATTTAATGTTAATACTTTTTTATACCAATCAATTGCTTTATCATAAATTTTGGCATCTTTATAACTTTGTCCACAATAAAATGCATATCTATTTTTCATAAAATCATTTGTTTCATTTATAAAAGCAGTTTCTAATAGTATAGCATCTTTCAAATATTTATCTTTATCTAAACTTCTGGCACCTGTCTTTCCCGATTCAATATAATATGAACCATCTATTACTTTAACATCGTTACTAACATCATCTATTGGAGAGAGAAACTCATGTAATACTCCATTATATTTCCATCTTTTACGATTATTTATCAACACATTTCTATAATATGAAAATTCAAGAGAACCAAATCTAACATTATTTTGATCAGATAATTCACTTGGAATATTTATTTTTCCATGTATTTTATCATCAGCATCAAAAATAAGTAAATAATCGGTTTTATTATAGGCATGTTCTAATGCGCGAGTTCTATTATATCCAAAATCTCTCCATTCATCACAATGTAATTCGCCTTTTATAGATTTTTTATCGAAGAAATTTTGAATAATTTTTTTAGTATCATCTGTTGAACCAGTATCACAAATAATCCAATAATCTATTTTAACATTATCTATAATGTTATTTAATGTTTGTTCAATAATATGTGATTCATTTTTTACAATCATATTTAAACATAATGTATATTCTGGCATATATTAAATATAATAGCTAATTTTTTTATTATATTTAAAATTTAAATAAATTAATATATATTACAAATAATTAAAATTAATTTCATTATAATATATTATATTATAATATAATGGCTTGTACAAGAAAATATTATGATGAAGATGAAACTAAAAATAATTTACAGAGAGATACTGGAATTGGTAGATATATGTTAAATTGTCCAGGTAGTGGTCCTGCGCCTGATTATTTTAATGACCCTCATATTAGATTACAGAAGCAAGCTGCCAATAATGCTTCAAATATAATAGATGTTAATAATTATTTGCGTGGATTAAATAAAAACTTATGTAGAGACTCAAAACAAGAAGATTGCTTTGATAAGGCAACTTTTATACCAAATAATAATTATAGAATAATTAATAATATAACCGATGAATCAAGAACTAGTAATCCAGCTTGGGAATTAAGAGGTTTAGAACAAAATAATATGTCTTATTTACATTTTAATCCTCAACAAAAAATAGAGTTACCTTTTACTAATAATTTAAATACTAGAATGTTAGAAAAAGATTATTATACACAATAATTTTAATATTATAATAGATTTTTAATATTAAAATATAAAAAATATAATACCTATTTATATATAATGGCAGAAATAGCGCTTCCAGTATTAGGATTAGGTGCATTATATTTACTATCAAATAAAGAAAGTGATAAAAAAGAAAATTATGAAAATATGGGGAAAAAAAATAATACATTACCAAATACAAATATTCAAAATATTAATTATCCTATGTCACAAAGAAAGGTTCAGTCTACACCAATAAATAATGATAATGGAAATCATCTTAGAGAATATTTAAACCCTAACCAAACAACAGATCAATTCTTTAATGATAAAGTTTATTTAGAAACTGCTAATCAAAAAAGTAATTGGGGTGTTGGTGATGGTAATACAGGTGCTGTAAATAGAAACCAAGTTTATAGTCTAACTGGTGAGCCCATTAACCAAACAAATTTTAAACATAATAATATGGTTCCTTTTTTTGGTAGTAGAATTAGAGGTGCTACAACTGATGCAAATGTTAGTGAAAGTATTTTAGATAATATGCAAGGTGCTGGTAGTCAATGGCCTAAAAAAGTAGAACAAGCTCCTTTATTTAAACCACAAGATAATATTCAATGGGCTCATGGTATGCCCAATGAAAGTGATTTCATGCAATCAAGACAAATACCTAGCACAAAAATTGCGAATGTTTTACCTTGGGAACAAGAAAAAGTAGCACCTGGTTTAGGTTTAGGATTTACTACAGAAGGTGCCGGAGGATTTAATGCAGGAACTTTAGACAGACAAGAATGGTTAGATCGTAATGTTGATGAACTTAGAACTGTAACAAATCCAAAAGTTACATATAGTTTACAAGGTCATCAGGGTCCAGCTCAAGCCGGTGGAACAACTGGTAGACAAAAAGAAGTTGGACATATTGGAAATGTAGAAAAAAATAGACCAGATACTGATTTTGCTCTTGGTCCAGAAAGATGGTTCACAACTATGGGTGCTGCATCAGGACATACATTAGCTCCAGAACAAATATTACATGATAATAATAGACCAACTACTTCATCAGAACATTTTGGTGTTGCCGGCCACGGTGATGCTTCTTACTTAAAAGGTGAATATAGTGAATCAACCAGACAACAATTACCACAACATCAATTAAATACTGTTAATGCTGTTGGTAGAGGACCAGCTAATGAAAATGATTTTGGAATAAATGGTTTTAAATTAACACCAAATAATAGAGATATTACTTGTAAATCTAATCGCTCTGAAAATATGGGAATGATAAATGGAGCTGTTAAAGCTATGTTTGCTCCTGTATTAGATATATTAAAACCATCTAGAAAGGAAAACTTTATTGGAAATCCTAATCCAAATGGTAATCCAGCATCTTTAGTTCCATCATTACCAATTACAAATCCAAACGATAGACCAAAAACAACTGTTAAAGAAACAACTCAAGGAAAATTAGGTCTTCAACATTTAAATGTTAGTAGTGTAGGTGTTCCAGATGGTGGATATTTATCGGCAAATCCTCAAATAAGAGACCAACAGCGTAATACAACTAATTGCGAAAATATTGGTATTGCCGGGCCAGTAAGTGGTTCTGATTTTACAAGTGTAGAAGCATACTACAATCAAAGAAATAATGTTAATAAAACAGCTGAAAGTAGACCAAATCCGGGTGGCACCGGTATGTTTTCAAGTAATCAAAATATTAAAATAGATAGAATTGATGCTGATAGAAGAAATCATCAAAATAATAGTGATATTCGAATTCCTGAACCATCTAGGGAAGTTATTAGTAGAAATATGCCATCTGTAGAAAACTATGGAAAAATATCAATGCCTCAATTAAATAATCAAAATATAAATGCTGATAGAATGCAACCCGATATATTGAAGGCTTTCAAAAATAATCCTTATGCTCAAAGTTTGAGCAGTTTCTAGAAAATCAACTTAATAAATATACAACATATACAACTTATATAAATAATATTTAATAAATATATTATTTATAATCAAAAATTAATGTTAGAATCAATAAGGAAATTATATTATAATAGTATTTGGAAAAAAATACATTTAATAAAATTAAAATCTATTATAGGTAATGAAATTATAAAAAGTTGGCGGGTTCAAAAATATGAAATTATGATAAGTAAAAATAGTGAAAATAATAATTCCCATATTAATATTTTAAACAACATTAATAATTTATTAAATTTAATAAAATATAATTATTTATTTAATAAATATTCAATAAATATTAATTTATTTGTAATATTACTTGAAAATATTACTAATATTTTCCACTTTTATGATGTTCAAATAGACGAATTACTTGAATATATTATATGTAAATAGAATATTGGTTATTTGTTTATTTATTTATGATAATTACTGGAATTTCCATATAATGTATGATAATGCATATAAATATCTCGTATTTGTATTTCAAAAATACATTTTTTATAATAAATATTAGTATGTAAACTTTTATAACCATTCTCCTTTGGATATTTTATATAATCATCTACTTCATTATTATTATATATTTGAAAATTCTTATGAATAATATCAAGGATATTATATCCAATATAATTCATATTTGTATAATTATCAGACCCAGGTATATCATATATTATTCTTAATCCATATATATCTATTGGTAATCTTTCTTTATTAATAATATTTTTGAATATTTTACTATTTTTTTTAATTCTACTTTCATAAACTATTAATGGTTCTATATTTTGTATTCTATAATCACTTGTTATAACTTCTTCTAATGATTTTTTTGTATTATCGATTAAATTATAATTTCTCATAAATAAATTTTTTGTAATGAATAAATATTTTATTAATTTCATATAATAACAATTATATTAATTATTATTAGCAAAAAATATTTATATAATATTTATATATTTTTAAAGATTTAAAAGTATATAAACTTTTTCATATAACATTAAATGAATGAATCTTTAAATATACATGAAAATATTCATAAAAAATTAGAACAATATATTACTAGCAATAAAGTTCCAAATATATTATTTTATGGTGAAAATGGTTCTGGAAAAAAATCAATTGTTTATTCATTTATAAATAAAATTTATAATAATGATCCTATTCTAATAAAAAATAATACTGTTTTTGCTAATTGCTCTCAAGGAAAAGGTATCAAATTTATTAGAGAAGAATTAAAATTTTTCGCAAAAATGATTATTAATAATAATAATGGTATTTTTTTTAAAAGTATAATTCTATTAAATGCTGATAAATTAACTATAGATGCTCAATCAGCATTAAGAAGATGTATTGAATTATTCTCTCATTCTACGCGGTTTTTTCTTATAATAGAAGATAAATATAAATTATTAAAACCTATTTTATCTAGATTCTCAGAAATATTTATACCAACTCCTATTATTAAAAATAAAGAAATTAATTTGTATGATTATAATAATAATATTATAAGTAAAAAAATAAAATATAGAAATAATAAATCTGTTATAGAAGATATTGGTAAAATTATGAATAATATAAAAACTAATGAAGATATTGTAAAATATAGTAGTTATTTTTATAATAATGCATATTCTATCTATGATGTAATAAATTATATAGAAAAATGCGATGAAACAATAATAGAAACAGAACGAAAAATATTATTATTGATAATAATAGAAAAAATTAAGAAGGAATTTAGAAGTGATGAGTTATTATTAATATTTATTTTTAATTTATTTGTATTTCGTTCTACTATTGATTTAGAAAATATAGCATTTATGTAAAGATGGATGATTATAATCTCAGTAGTTTAGAAGAATCAAAAAATGAGTGGTGTTCTAGATTAGTAAGCATATTGACTAGTTCTGTTATTACTGGTATTATGTCAATATATAAAGAAGCTTTAAGAATGTGCGATGAAAATGACCAAGAAGATAAGTATTTAATGACATTTCAAAATTTATTATCTCGTGTTCCCGAATGGAACCCTACTATTGTAGAAACAGAAAGAAAAAGAATTGAACATGAAAGTAGATGTAAATATTTAGAAGATTTAGTAACATGTGTTCACATCATACAATTAAAATCTTTAACATGTATTAGAGTTGGACAAAAACAAAAGAAAATCGATTTAGATATTCCATCAATAGATAAATTTATTCATAAAGTTTACATTAATACAGCGAGAAAATTATATACAAACTCATATTTATTCGAAAAAAATATTCCACCACTTGAAATTCAAAAAAATAATTATCAATTAGAAAGATTAATAAAAGAATCTATCTTAATGACAATTAGAGATAATATTCCAATTGAAGAGATTTTAAGAGTTTACATGGATGAAACCGATGAGCAAAATATTGAAGTTACACAACAAGAAGTTATTACTGAAAAATCAAAAGAAGAACAAGAAACTAAAGAATTACAAACAGAAGCAAAAGATGAAGATAATAATACAGATGAAACTTCTATCAAGAAAGAACTTCAGAAAGAATTAGAACAAGAAAAAGACCCCCTTGGTGATACATTAAAAACTTTTATAGAAAAAGAAGCTGATAATATTAATTTAGAAATTAATGCTATTAAGGAAGATAAATCATTAGAAAATAAATTTGAAGTAGCAAATGAAAATGATAATTCAAATAAATTAAACTTCTCGGATATTGATACCGCAATTACTGATAATGGAGAAGTAGAAAATATTGAAGCACCAAAAACTATTGAGCGATTAAATCAAATATCAATGGAAAATGCTGAGAAAAGAAAACAAGAAGATGAAGAAGATGATGATGAAAAAATAGAATTTGGTGAAGATGCTAATATAGAAATTGATGATTTAGACATTAGCGATATTGAAATTATAAGATAAATTCGTTTTAATTACATAAACTTTTTAAATAATATAATTAATGGAAAATTATTTTTACTCAGCATCTGTCTTATCTATTATATTTTTTATTTGTAAATTCATAGAAATGAGATTTATTACAAAATCAAATAAATCTTTAAAAGAATTAATGATCGATAGTTCTTATGTATTTTTCAGTGTTGTTGTTGGACTATTTATTATTGAACAATTTAATGGGCAAAAAATTAAAGTAGGTGGAACTACTACACAAGTTTTTACAGATAATCCTAATTTTTAGGAATATTACAAAGATTCTAATTTTATTTTACTAACTATTTCATTCCAAGAAATATCCTTATATAATTCTATTAAAAATTCTTTGAAATTATCTATTTTATCCTTATTTTGATATAGATAACTTATTATTTGATTTTTAACAAGAAATTCGTGTTTTTTATTTTCTTCTGATAAATTTTTTAATATTGTTTTTAATTCTTTTATTGCATCACTTGAATTATCACCCACTAATCCTACTACTTTTTTCAATGTATTTATATCTTCTCTCAAAATCTTTTCTAGACTTTTAAAAGTTAAAAGATTTTCTTCTAACTCTTCTACATTATGTTCTAAATCATCAACGTTATCTTTAAGTTCATCATTGTTTTCTTTTAATTCATCATTTTCTTGTTGTAAAATATTTACTGATTTTTGTATTGTTGCTCTTAATCTCATTCTTTTTATTGTAAATAATGAAACACCCGAAAATATACCCATTCCTATATACCCTATACCAGTTATATTATTTATAATAACTATTGAAACTATTCCAAATGCAATTGATGAAAAAGATACTATTATTAATGTAAAATCTATACAATTATTAGATGGTCCTGGAATATTTATTAAATTAAATATTTTTATATTATTTGTATTATTTTCTTCTATTTTTGTATTTTCATTCTTGTTTTCATTTTTATTATTTTCTACATTTTCTATTTCTTCCATTTTTATATAATGAAATATTATATTATTATGCATTTACTATATATTTGCTTTATAAAATAAATCAATATGTTCTATTTTATAAATTTATGGTGTCCTTCTAGCTAAATTGATTTTTTTGCATTTTTTAATTCTCCAAAAATATTTTGAAAAATGGACAAAAAGTATGTCCAATTTTTATTTTTCGATTTGAGAATTGTTAAAAAAAACGCAAAAATGAGTTTAGAGCATAATGGTGTAATTTATAATTTTGAAAAATAAAAAGTGTTACTGAAAGTTTTTTATACTTTTTTTAAAAAAGATTTAGGAGAATTTTATGTTATCATTATATTAAGAGAAATGGTAAGTAAAATTTCTCAAAAATTCTCAGGAAAATTTTATTGTGAGAAGTGTGACTATATATCATCACGAAAAAGTGATTTTAATAAACATTTACAAAGCAAGAAACATAATGATAATAATGATAATATAGATGATAACAAAAAATTCTCATATAATTGCGATTGCGGAAAAAAATATAATTTTTTATCTGGTTTGTCGAGACATAAAAAGCTTTGTAATGGCAATAAAAAAGAAGCATTAATTATATCCGACAATAAAGATGAAATGAAAGATTTAGTATTTAAATTAATAAATGAGAATCAAGACTTGAAAAATACATTATTAAAAGAAAATTTTGAACTTAGAAATCAACTTAAAGAACAAAGCCAACAAATTACACAGCTTATTCCAAAAGTTGGTAATAATCATAATACTATTAATAGCCATAATAAAAATAAATTTAATATTAATGTATTTTTAAATGAAAAATGTAAAGATGCTTTATCAATGGATGAATTTATTAATAAAATAGAAGTTTCTATGAAAAACTTATTAACAACAAAAGAAAAAGGACAAACACATGGTATAAGTAATATAATAATAGAAAACATGAATAAACTATCATTATATGAAAGACCAATGCATTGCACGGATAAGAAGTGTGAAACTTTATATGTAAAAAATAATGAATGGGAAAAAGATGATGGCAAGATACATATAAATAAAGCATTAAAGAAAGTAGAATCAAAACAATTGAAAAATTTAAATGTATGGTTAGAGGAGCATCCAAATTATATGAATAATTCATTAGAACAAGAAGAATTTGCACAGTTAATGAGTGAATGCGGAAAATCAGTTGATGATGGAAGAGAGAAAATAATAAAAAAGTTATGTGATAATGTATATATAGAAAAAACAGACGATGAAGGTTTATAAAATAAATTAAATATTCTTATTTTATAAAAATATGGTTTGAACATTATAAATGCATGTTTTTTTTATTTTCAATTCTATATTCCATTTTTAAAAATTGGACATAAAAAGTATGTCCATTTTTAATTTTTCGATTTGAGAATTGTAAAAAAAAAGGAAAAAAATGAGTTTAGAGCATAATGGTCTAATTTATAATTTTGGATTTTTAAAAGTGTTACTGAAAGTTTTTTTATACTTTTATAAAAAAAGATTTAGGGATTTTTTTGTTGTAATATTATACAACAATGACAACAAAAAAATCCCATAATAAAGAACATGAATATATATGCGAATGTTGTAAATACATAACAAATAACAAAAAAGATTTTAATAAACATTTAATGACATCGAAACATAAAAATAATGAAAATTACAACAAAAATGTCCCAAAAATCCCAATTTTATTTAGTTGCGAATGTGGAAAAAAATATATTTATAGAGCTTCATTATATAATCATAAAAAAAAATGTAATGTTAAAAATATTACAATTAATGATGAATGTGATAATACAAAAGAATTGGATTATAAAACTATGTTTTTACAAATAATAAATGAAAATAAGGAATTAAGAAAAACAATAACAGAATTGATACCAAAAGTTGGTAATAATCATAATACTATTAATAGCCATAATAAAAATAAGTTTAATATTAATGTATTTTTAAATGAAAAATGTAAGGATGCTTTATCAATGGATGAATTTATAGATAAAATAGAAGTTTCCATGAAAAACTTATTAACAACAAAAGAAAAAGGGCAAACACAAGGAATAACAAATATAATAATGGAAAACATGAATAAACTATCATTATATGAAAGACCAATGCATTGCACTGATAAGAAACGAGAAACTTTGTATGTAAAAAATAATGAATGGGAAAAAGATGATGGCAAGATACATATAAATAAAGCATTAAAGAAAGTAGAATCAAAACAATTAAAAAATTTAAATGTATGGTTAGAAGAACATCCAAATTATATGAATAATTCATTAGAACAAGAAGAATTTGCGAAGTTAATGAGCGAATGCGGAAAATCTGTTGATGATGGCAGAGAGAAAATAATAAAGAAATTATGTGATAATGTATATATAGAAAAAACAGACGATGAAGGTTTATAAAATAAATTAAATATTCTTATTTTATAAAATAATGGTTTGATTAGTATAAATACATGTTTTTTATTTTTCGTTTTGAGAATTGTAAAAAAAAGTGAAAAATTCACTTTACAACATAATGGTATATTTTATAATTTTGAATAATAAAAATAAATTTAATATTAATGTATTTTTAAATGAAAAATCTAAAGATGCATTATCAATGGTTGAATTTATTAATAAGATAGAAGTTTCCATAAAAAACTTATTAACAACAAAAAAAAGGACAAACACATGGTATAACTAATATTATAATATAAAATATGAATAAAATATAAAATATATTTTAGTGTTTGATTTTAGTTTTCAACTTTATTAAAAGTTAGATTATTAATATTGTTAAAAAGTATAGGAAAGCTTTGTAAAAAATTTATTAGTTCAATTTTCCTCATAAGCATTAAACATATAATAATTATATATATATTATCAAAACGATCTAGATCTTTATTATTTGTGAATGGTAGTAATTTATAAATAATATATAAACAAATACTAATAGTAAATATAGTATGAATTATAATATATATAGGTGAGTGTTTGCTAAAATCATTAGGATCAATATAAATTATTAATAATATTATCATAAATACAAATTTTATTCCAAATAAAAATTTATGAGGACTATTCATTATATATTATATAAATAAAATAGAAAATATGAATAAACTATTATTATATGAAAGACCAATGCATTTCACGGATAAGAAACGAGAAACTTTGTATGTAAAAAATAATGAATGAGAAAAAGATGACAATAAGGAATATATAAATAAAGCATTAAAGAATGTAGAATCAAAACAATTAAAAAATTGAATGTATGCTTAGAAGAACATCCAAATTATATGAATAATTCATTAGAACAAGAAAAATTTGTACAGTTAATGAGGTAATGTGGAAAATTAGTAGAAGATGAAAGAGAGAAAACAATAAAGAAGTTATGTGATAATGTATATTTGAAAAAAGAGAACATGAATCTTAAATTTCTAATGTATCAATATTAAATATTTTAGCACTCTTATTTATTTCTTTTTTACCAACAACAAATTTACTGAAATATTTATTATTTAATTCTTCTGATGGAATATGATTGTGAACTTTTCTAGCAATCATTTTATATAATTTAAAGTCAGGGTATCTCTCTTCACCATCATTTTTATATAAGACATTTCTACCTTTGTTATCTTTACACCAATTAATTATAATTTTATGTATTGGAGATTTAATTTTATCAATATCATCATATAATTCATAAATATAATCTAACATCGAACATCCTAATCTACATAAATCAAAACTTGGATTAGGTTGAATAATTGGTTTTTTATTATCATAATAAGGTTCAAAATTATATTGTGTAGCGGCATCCCCATCTTTATGAAAACTATCACTACACATTAAATGATTTTTATATTTGTATATTGCTCTACCAAAATCAATAATTTTGAAAATTTTACCAAATGTTTTTACTTTATAATGTTTATCGTTATATTTATAATATAAATATTTTTTTTCTGTTTCAACATACATAATATTGTTAGTATGTAAATCATTATGTGTAAAATCAAAAAGTTTTTGATATGTTATGAGAATCATTAAAATTTGTATTACAATACATCCCAATTCTTCTTCGTTAACAATATCTTCAACTAATAAATAATCTAGTGTATTTTTACATTGTTCTAATGCTATAATTTGAATTGGAAATTTATCTATTGAAACAAATACATCTTCCATTTCACTTGAAGAAGATTCGGAAGTCTCTCCTTCTTCTTCATCGTCTTCATTGCTTTCAGAATCTTCATTTGTAATAGATGAACGTGAAGAACATGAAGAAGACGAAGAATTTGATTTACTTTTACTACTTTCACGATCTTTTAATGATAAAGTTTCAAATATTAATTCTTTTTGTTCTGTTATATTATCTTTATTATTAGATTCTAAAATATTATCAACTATATCATCAATAGTATCAGTATTATCAGTATTATCTGATATATCTATACTATTATCTATATTAATATTTTCATCATTTTTTCCATCATTCATATCAACATCAAAATCATTCATATTAATATTTGAAAAATCTTTTTCTAAATCATCATATACAGTTTTTTGATTATTTAACTCTTCAATATTCATTATTTCAGTTTCATCATCATCAAATTCTAATCTTTTTTTGTTATCACGAGAATTATTATTTATTATACTTTCATAATCGGGGTTCAAAAAATGGAAAAAATTATTAATATTTTTGTAAAAAAAATCTTTATCTTCTAAAAATTCCATATCATCACAAATATCAATAATGTAATTATTTTTAATTCCAAGAAAAGATCCATAGAAGTCTATTCCATGTAAAAATCCATAATTATTGTATAATTGTGAAGATAAATATGAGAAGAATCCATCAACATAAGAGCAATTATTAGTGTATCTTATTTTTTCTAATACACTATCATCATTTAGTTTGGGCAATTTGTATATATTTTCATCATTAACATCATATTTTCCAGCTAAAAATTTAACTGGGTCTAAAAGTGGACTTAATTTAAAAAATAATTCAGTTTCATGGATATTATTTGTTTCAGTATCTTCATATTTTATTTTGTATTTATTTTCTGATATTTTTTCAGTTATTTCTGTAATACGTTTTTTGTTATTTAAATTAATTGAGTTAAAATTATTTTCATTCAAGAAAAAGAATTTTTCATATAAAGGAATATAGTTTTGTGGATTCTCTAGATTGAGTAATTCTTTATCAGTAAAATTGCTAAAAAGAATCTCATTATTATTTTTCTTATAATTTAGATTCATTAATCAATAATTATTAAATATTTTTTAAATTAAAAATTTTATCTTAATTAATTTTTAATTTTATCTTAATTAATTTTTAATTTAATTATAATTTTTATGTTTTTCGTTAATATAAAAACAATAATATATAATAAATTATTATGAGTTTAGAATTAAAGAAATTTGATATGAAAAAAATTACTTTTAAACCAGATGAAAATAAAGGACCTGTAATTGTATTAATTGGTCGCCGTGATACTGGAAAGAGTTATTTAGTAAGAGATTTACTTTATTATCATCAAGATATTCCTATTGGAACTGTTATATCTGGAACTGAAGCTGGAAACGGTTTTTATGGTAGTCATGTTCCCAAATTATTTATTCATGAAGAATACAATACAGTTATTATTGAGAATATATTAAAACGTCAAAAAACAGTCCTAAAAAGAGTTAAACAAGATTTAGAGAATTATCGTAAAAGTTCAATTGACCCTCGTGCATTTGTTATTTTAGATGATTGTCTTTATGATAATTCATGGTCTCGCGATAAGATGATGCGACTTTTGTTCATGAATGGGCGCCATTGGAAAATCATGCTGGTCATAACAATGCAATATCCTTTAGGTATCCCACCAACGCTCAGAACTAACATTGATTACGTCTTCATTTTAAGAGAACCATATATCGCAAATCGAAAGCGTATTTATGAAAATTATGCTGGTATGTTTCCAACATTCGAGGCATTTTGTCAAGTCATGGACCAATGCACGGAAAATTTTGAGTGCTTGGTAATCAATAACAATGTTCATTCAAATAAATTACAGGACCAAATTTTCTGGTATAAGGCGGAACCACACAAGGATTTCAAGTTAGGTTCCAAAGAATTCTGGGAAATGTCTAAGAATCTTGGCTCAGATGATGAAGATGAAATGTATGACCCAAATTCAGCATCAAATAATAAGCGCAAAGGTCCCAAAATCAATGTTAAAAAGAACAAATGGTAATACTATTTATATAATAACTATCTATTTTCTTTTATATTCTTTTAATAAAATATTTGTTTTTATAATTTTGCTTTCAAATATAAAAACAAATAAACCTTAAAGAAATATGTATAAATATAATTATAAATAATGTCTAGTTTAGATATTGTTGATTTGATTACTAACAACCCTATTACAAAATTGTCTGATACACATAATAATAAATTTTTAGAAAAAGTAAAAAAAAACTTTAATGAATATGAACAACAAATATTTATAACTAGTTTTTATAGTTATTTAAATTATCATAAAACAGAAGATTATATTATAGATTTAGATAATATATGGAAATGGTTGGGTTTTACAAATAAAGCAAACGCAAAAAAATTATTATTACAATATTTTTTACAAGATAAAGATTATAAGATTTCGCTTGATGCTAGCATCAAGCAAAAAATTATTGAAATTACTAATAAACAAAATTTTGCTCCCGAAGCATCAGGAGCAAAAAATAAAGGCAGCGGGGGTCATAATATTCAAAAATATTATTTAAATATTAAAACATTTAAATCGCTATGCTTAAAAGCCGGAACAAAAAAAGCAGATGAAATTCATGAATATTATATCAAGTTAGAAGAATTAATTCAAGAAGTATTAGAAGAAGAAGCAACAGAAATGAAAAATAAATTATTAATAAAAGATAATGAGATTAGTGAAAAAAATAATTTATTAAAAAATGCTAATCAAGATAAATATAAAACAATTGAAAAAACATTAATTTCTCAATTTCCAGTAAATACAGAGTGTATTTATTTTGGAACTATTGATAATACAAATGAAAAAGGAGAAAAATTAATTAAATTTGGACATAGTAACAACCTTCCATTAAGAGTTCAGGACCATCATAAAACATACAATAACTTTATTCTTCGTGATGTTTTTAAGGTTCATAATAGACAAGAAATAGAAAATACAATAAAAGCATATTCAAAAATAAAAAATCATATGCGAACTATTGAAATAAATGGAAAAAATAAGAATGAAATATTAGCATATGATGAAACCTATTTTACTATTAATCGTGTTTCAAAATACATTAAAGATATTATTTCTGAAAAGACATATAGTATTGAAAATTTCAATAAATTATTAGAAGAAAATTCAAATTTAAAAAAAGAAAATCAAGAATTATTTAATACACTAACTATTTCAGAAGAAAAAATTAAAAATTATGAATTAGAATTAAATGAAAAGAATGAATTAATTGAAAAATTAGAAAATTCTATTAAATTATTAAAAGAAGAAACTGTTGAAAATATAGAAAAAACAGTTGTTTATAATAACTCACTTATAGAAGATAATGAGATAAATAAAAAATTTAATAAATTTATAGATGAATGTTGTATTGTAAGAAATGATGTAGAAGTGGATTCTGGAGATATTATTGGACAATTTAGAATTTGGAACGGAGAGAAACCAAAAAAAATATTATTTGAAGAATTTAATAAATATTTAAGAACTCGTTTTTTAGCATGTAGATTACAAAATCAACAAAAAAATCAATGCGTTCATGGATTTAAGGGTGTAGCATTAAAAATAATTAATTATAAAAAGAAAGAAATAAATAATATAATAGAAAATTTTTTATTTGAAAATTGTTCTTTCTCTCCAAATCATAGAGTAGCTAATTCAAAATTATTAGAAGAATATAAAAATTACAAAAATAAACTTAATATAGAAATTAATAATAATGAAGTAAAAGAATTAAAAATATATCTTAATAATTGTGAATATGTATTAAAAGGAACTGTTCATTTACATAATGATAATTTTACATATGAAGGATATTATGGTATTGGTTTGAATAACGATACAAATGTAAGAATCTCAAAGAGTAATGGTGGTAAAAAAGTATGTAAACTTGATTTAAAAACCAAAACAATATTAAATATATGGGATTCTATAGCAAAAGCAGCATTAGAAGAAAATATTTCAGCATCTAAAATGAGTAGAAGTATCAAAAATGAAGTAAAATATGATAATTATTATTATGCTATATCATGTGAATAATTTTGGTTAACCAAGAGGTTAAGCAAAATAAATAAATAAATTAAAATTGAAATATTTTTTAATATTAATTAATTAAATAAAAAAGAAAAGAATTATTTCATCAATTTTTCAAGAATGACTACTACGCGTAGACAACCAGTTCAAAGACTTCGCCGTTCAAATGCTGTAAAAAATCTACATGGTATAATAAATAATAGTGAATTAAATGAAGATGAAAAAACTGAGATATATGATTTATTGGTAAAAGAGTTAGGTATAGAATTAGAAAATATAACGCAAGAACCAGAGAGAGAAGAAACATGTGTTGCTGTAGAATTACCTGAATGTTGTATTTGTATGGAACAAATAGATTGTCAAGAAGAAACTACAAGCTGTGGTCACAAATTTCACACAAGCTGTATTCATCGATGGTGTGAATCTAATAATAGCTGTCCTATGTGTAGACAAACCAATCCAATCGGATTAATGGAACATCCTACTACACCAACTGGTAATACGGGAGAAAACATAAACTACTATTATAATAATTACAACAATATCAATAATTATATAAACAACAATATCAATAATTATATAAACAACAATATCAATAATTATATAAATAACATTAATAACAATATTCGTATTATAATTTCTGTTGATATATAAATGTTAGAAATGAATATATATATATATCAACAGAAATTATAATGAGAATATAATTAATCACATAGAAAATACTCTGTATGTAAATAATTACAACGCCAATATGATTTATAGGAGTCGTTCTGATTAATTATAATAATCCACACATACATTTTCCACCAAAACCTGGTAAATAATAACCAACTGAACCATTGTCGCATCTACAAGTTCCTGGGAAAAACATAGCGGATGGTGTTTGTAAACAAAATTCTTTAGAAAATCCTTTGCTAACACACGAATTATAGTTTTCAGTATTATCAAATCCTTCGCATGATTTTTTATTTACTAAATTTATTATAACTATTAATAATAATATAAGAAATGCTACACTAAGAAATCTCATTAATATATACAAATATTTTTTTTATGATGATGAACTACTATTTAATAATGAAAGTAATTCATTAGCATTTATTCCAATTGGTCCTTGAACATCTAATAAACGCGTGCTGCCATTATTTCCTTTTCCAAATGTCATATAATATTGGGCATCTCTGCCAATTCCTTGTCTTGGAGAAGCTAATTTTTCTAAATTTTGATATTCACCCTTTAATTTATTTAATAATTGTTTTAATTCTCCTTTTAAATCTTTATTAACATCTTTTATATTTGACTCTATTTTTTCTTGTTCAGAGAGAATTTCTTTTTGTAATATTTGTATTTGAGATATTATAGCTTGTATTTCTTGTTTCTTTGATAACATATCTGTAACATTTGTTTTTGGAATTTCTTGAGGCTTCTGATCTTTTGGTATTTCAGGTTTACCAAATTTATTATTTAAAATTTTATTTTTTATTTCTTTTTGTCTATTATTTAATGAAGTAATTTGTTTTTGTAATTTACTTTTTTCTTTTTGAGCATGTTTTAATTTAGCTAAATCTTCAACAGATAAATTTTCTTTCTTTTTCTTTCCTAATTTATTTATTATATTATCATAATAACCCATTTTTTTAGTTAAATCTAATATTTTTTTTTCTAGTTCTTTATTTTCATCAATAAGTTTTTGATATTCTTCAAAAGTTTTACTCATATCTTCTGGTGTATCTGGGTCAGGGGCTGGTGATTGTTGTTGAGGAGGAGCTGGTGGTTGAGGGGGAGAAGCAGGTGGTGGTTGTTGAGGGGGTGATGGTTGTTGAGGTGGTGGTTGTTGAGGGGGTGATGGTTGTTGAGGTGGAGGAGCTGATGGTTGTTGAGGGGGCGATGGTTGTTGAGGAGGTGATGGTTGTTGAGGAGGTGATGGTTGTTGAGGAGGTGCTGGTGGCGAAGGAGGAGAAGGAGGTGGTGGTTGTTGTGGTTCTTGGGGAGTGGGTGGTTGTTGAGAAGGAGGAGCAGGGGATGGTTGTTGTTGTTGTTGAGGAGGGGGCGGTTGTTGTGGTTGTTGTGGTTCTTGGGGAGTGGATGGTTGTTGAGAAGGAGGAGCAGGGGATGGTTGTTGTTGTTGTTGAGGAGGGCGTGGTTGTTGTGGTTGTTGAGGAGGGCGTGGTTGTTGTGGTTGTTGAGGAGGGGGTTGTTGTTGTGGTTGTTGACGTGGAGGCGCTCTAGGTTCTTCACAATTAATTTTTTCAGATTTACTGGATGTATTATTTACACACCGAATTAATTTAGAAAATGATACAAAATTTGAATCATCTTTTACTGTATTAGAATCAAAAACTAATGGTGTATCTAGTTGAATATTTTCTTCTTTAGAAGCAGCATCTAATAAAGCATTATATTTTGGGTTACAATATTTTTGTCCTTGAGAAAAATCAGAAATTTTTTTACAAGATTCTAAACCAGCTTTATTTAAAAATTTCATAACTAATGGTTTATCGCGATTGCGAACTATATTTTTTGGTAAAAATTTTAATAATTTTTCAAATCTGTTATTTGTAGATAAATTATTAGTTAATATTTGCCATAAGGGCAATATTTCATTATCTAATATTTTAGGTGGTTCTTTGGCTTTTATTTTAGATATAGCAGCGCTAATTTTTTGTTTAGCCGTTTCTTCTTTATCTTCTTGAATTTTCTGTCTTTCTTTGTCTTTTTTTTCTTTATTTTTTATTAAGGCTCTTCCAATTTTTTCTTTTGCTTCTTTAATTTTTTTCTCTTCTTTTTTTGCTTCTAATGTATTTTTGGCTTTTCTAGTTCTAGCTAATTTTTGTAATTTAATAGCAGCTTCCCGTTTTTTTCTCTCTTCTTCATCTTTTCTAGATAAATCCTCTGCTCTAGCGATTTGTTGTTGTTGTGTTAATTGTTCAAGTGGAACCGTTGGGTCAGTAATTCTAACTTTCTTTTTTGTTTTTTTATTTTTTAAAGCGTCCTCTTTAGTAGTTTCTCCTCTAGCTATAGAATCTCTAACTTTTGATTTTAATTTACTTCCTCCAAAATTATATTTTTTGAGAGAAATTTGTCTAAGATTATTTGGTTTATTGTTTTTATTAGTAAAATTATTTTTTTTATTGTTATTTTTAATTTTATTTTTTCTAAATTTCTTTTTAGTATTCTTTTTTGTAATATTATTATATTTTTGATTGTAATTATTATTAATTTTACTTTTGTTCATTATATATTTATTATATATTTTTATTATAAATATATATTAATGACGTGTGAATCAGCAACCGCGCCTATAAATATAATAGATGCTTCCGCTAAAGATTGTAAAGGAAAATGCGACTATTCATTTTTTTATCAAAATACAAGTGGTTCTGTAAAAAATTATAATAAAGAATATTTATTAGTTAATATTCAAGATAATACAATATCAACTTTCAATAGTAAATCTTATCAAATTGAAGAAATAAGAATTTATAGTCCATCATTACATACTTATGGAGGAACAAAAGCCGATGGTGAATTTTTAATTATTCATAAAAATATAAATGGACCTGATAAATTAATTGTTTCAATACCTTTAATTAAGGGTGGAAATATAACACAATCTTCAAATGATATTAAAAATATGATAAATATAGCAGCTCAAAGTGGAATAAATCAATCAAGTGAACTAAACGGTATGACTATTAATTTAAATGATTATATTCCAAAAACAATTTATTATTTTTATGAAGGAACACTACCTTATTCTTGCGGAAGTGGTGTTTTAGTAAATTATGTAGTATTTAGCAAAAATATAAGAAATAGTCCAATAAATATACCAGAAGATATATTAAATAAACTAAATAATATTATTATAAAACAAAGCGTTGAAATAAAACCAGCTCCAGATGAATTTGGTAAAAGTAAAGGTCCGCCTTCAATGAATGGAGCTTCAAGTGGAGGTGATATATATATTGATTGCCAACCAGTAGGAGAAGATGGAGAATTATTAGTTAATACTTCAAAAACTTCTATATTTGGCGATACTCTTCAAAAATTTGATCCTAACAAATATAAATGGTTGGGAACTACAACATTAGTAATACTATTTATTATGATAGTTTTAGCATTTAAGAATACTATTATGAATTTTTTCAGTAATATTTTTGATTTTATTTTTTCATATAAAAAAAAGCAAACAGGCGGAAATATCAAAATCGCACGAAAATAATATATTAATTAAAAATTATTGATATATTATTTATTATTTATTGAGGAGTTGTTTGTCCTAATAATGGACCTAATCCACCAATTAAACTAGCTATTTTACTTCCACCAATTTTATTCATCATACCTTCAACTTTATCAATCATGGGTTCTAATGTTGCTATTGTTTGTTCAATAGCTTGCTGTTGTTTTATTAATTCATCGGGATTGTTTAATAAATTATCTACCATAGCATGAGCATTTTCTATTTGAGTATTTTTAGAATTTTGTTTACACGAAGGACCAGAACATACACCTTCTACGTCACCTTTTTCTTTTTTCTTGTCAATAATAACAGGATTTTGTGGAGTTTTATTATCTTTTAAAGCGTGTTTCATAGCTTCATCTGTAGTAGAATTTTTTGGTTTTTCTTTTTTACCAGTTAAAGCATTATATTCTAAATTTTTATATGAACCTTTTCTATCAGTTATTGTTTTTACATTTGATTCATCTTCTTTTTCAACTATTTCTGTTTTTTCATGATTTTCTTTCTTTTCACCATTATTTCCATTAGGAGTCATACCTTCTCTGTTTCTATTATAATTCATCGCAACCGCAAAATTAGTAGCAAATATTGATACAGCAAAAACAATAATCATATTATCTGTAAAATAGGTAGTTAAATAACCAATTACTAAAAACATAAAAACAGCAGTAAAATTTTCGCTCATTAAATAGCCAAATAAATTAGTTACCGCTAATATTAATAAAATATATAAAACTATTTTACTTTGGCTTAAGTTTTTCATTTGTTTTTTTAATGAAGCAGTATTCATATATAATATTATAATATATAAAAAATTATGAATATTATATTAATAAATTAGCTACTATTTTATCTAGATCTTATTTTTCTTCTAGGAGATCTTTTTTTTGATAAAGCTTTTTTATTATAGCGATAACCACCTTTTTTCATCTTTCTAGATTTTCTAGATTTTCTAGATTTTCTTGATTTTCTAGATTTTCTAGATTTTCTAGATTTTCTTGATTTTCTGGACTTTCTTGATTTTCTGGACTTTCTTGATTTTCTTCCACCGGCTTGAGCAGGTAAAGCTAATGCTGGTATTTCATTTTGATCATTTGGTTTTTCTTGATTAGCTAATTGTATAATGGAATTAACAGCATTAACAAAATCAGGTGATACTTCATCAATCCCATTTAATTGATCTAAAATGCCATTTAGTTCTTCATATAATTGTTGAGCTCTTTGTTGTCCTTCAGCACCTTGATTTTTTAATTCAGTTATCTTACTTGTTAAAAATCTTAAAGCAGAATTTAATGATTGAGTAAAATTATTAATAGCTCTAATATTTCCTGATACAGAATTTATTTTTTGAGTAATTTGTTGTTTTACTTGCACAATATCTTGAGCATTCGCCATAATTATATATTATAACAATATTATTTACTGTAAAGTATAATCATTAATTTCAGAACGAACTTGTTCTATTTTTCCTAAAATTTTATATTTATCATTTTTAACTTCTTCTAATGTATCTTTTGCGACTTTACTTTCTTCAATTAAAGAATCCAAATAATTTGAAATATTTTGTAAAGCTTCATATTGTTTTTGTTTTTCTTCAATAATTAGTGAATAATAATTTTTATAGTCATCATAAACTTGCTCCAAAAAATTATTTTCTCTCTTTCTTTCTTGTAAAATTTTATATTCATCTTTTAAAATTTCTTTTCTTTTATTTATCTCTAACATTAATTTATTTTTAACAATATCTTGACAATTTGTTAGCATTATATATTTAATATAATATTTATTATTATTATTTAATACTTGTTTTATAAATTATTAAAATTATATAAAAAATCTATACTAATATTATTTAGGATGGAACAAAAAATAATTGAGCCTTTACTAACGGAAGACGATAATCGTTTCGTAATGTTTCCAATTAGCGATAATGACGTATGGAATATGTATAAAAAAGCTGAAGATTGTTTTTGGAGAGTTGAAGAAGTCGATTTATCAAAAGATTACAAAGATTGGGTAACCTTAAGTGATAATGAACAACATTTCATTTCTATGATTTTAGCTTTTTTTGCTGCGAGCGATGGAATTGTGCTAGAAAATTTAGGTTTAAGATTTATGTCAGAAGTTCAATTAGCAGAGGCAAAAGCATTTTATGGTTTCCAAATCGCAATGGAAAATATTCATTCTATAATGTATAGTCAATTAATAGAAACATATATTAAAGATTCCAATGAAAAAAACAAACTGTTTAATGCTTTAAATAATTATCAATGTATTAGAAAAAAGGGTGATTGGGCGTTAAAATGGATAAAAGATAAAGATTCTTCTTTTGCAACTCGTTTAATTGCTTTTGCTTGTGTAGAAGGAATCTTTTTTTCGGGAGCATTTTGTTCAATTTATTGGATTAAAAAAAGAGGTTTATTGCCTGGATTAACATTTTCAAATGAATTAATTAGCCGTGATGAAGCTTTACATACAGAATTTGCTATTCTTCTTTATAGTAAATTAGAAAATAAATTATCAAATGATGTTATAAATAATATAGTAAGAGAAGCTGTTTCTATTGAAAAAGAATTTATTTGTGAAGCTTTGCCATGTAATCTCATTGGAATGAATCAAAAATTAATGAGTCAATATATTGAATTTGTTGCTGATAGATTACTATTACAATTAGGATATGATAAAATTTATAGCGTTTCTTGTCCATTTGATTTTATGGAAAATATTAGTGTTGAAGGAAAAACAAATTTTTTTGAAAAAAGAGTAGGTGAATATGCTTTAGCAACTAAATGTGAAAATAAAGAAGATGCATTTGAATTTTCAGATGATTTTTAATAAAATATAATGATTTTTAATAAAATATAATCTTTAATTATAATAAAAAATATGTCCGTCGGTCCTTCAAATTGGTGATTATTAAATAGAATGGTTCAACTTACAAATAATACTTTAGAAATTATTGAAAGAAGTGATAAAAAAGTATTAGGAAATATATTAAATAATGATAATACCATAAGTGGTAATGTAACAACAAAAGGTTTTTTTATTGGGGATGGTTCTCAATTAACTAATTTAAATGCTAATTTGACAAGCCGGCTAGAAGCTTCTTTTAACGATCTAGATGTAAGTGGTAATTTAACAGTTTTATCAAGTTTAAATGGAAATAGCGCAACTTTCACAGCAAATGTAACAGCGGCAAACTTTATAGGTGATTTATCAGGTAATGTATCAGGAACAGTTTCATCATTATCTAATTTCACAAAAAGTAATGTTGACTTTGAAGAGGTAACAGCATCAAACTTTATAGGTAATATTATTGGCTATAATAATTTAAATATAGAATCAACAGGATCTATAGATATAAACAGTGCTAATACAATGAATATTATTAGCTATGAAAATTTAATTATGAAATCAACACAATCTATAGATATTTCTTCTACAACAGTAAACTTGACAAATTTAGATATTAGGGGAAATCTAAAAACTTCAACACGTTATTCTATGACCGCAAGAATAGATGATGGTCCAGATAGTAGTTGGTACGTCGTAATGTATAATCAGAGAACAAAACAACTAAAATTCGGTACTCCACCATATATATAATAATTATATTTTTAACAAAATTAATTATAAAAGATAAAATATATTATTAATCTAATATATAAATGAGTGTTAGTCCACCCGGTCATTGGCTTTTAAATAGAATGGTTTTTTTATTAAATAGAACCTTAGGGATTATTAATAGTTCAGTGTTAAATTCAATAATAAATTTATTAAAAGATGCAAATACATTTACAGGAATAAATACATTTAAGGGAGGAATAAATGTTGATAATATTGATAGTATAAATGGAAATACAACATTTAATTCAGAAATAATTGTTAATAGTAATATTATAGCAAATAATGGAAGTTTTATAGGAGATAATTTAGTAATAAATAATATAGAAAAAAATACAAATTCAAATGTTATTTTTCAAAGTAGTATTGATATGAACGATAATAATATCAATAATGTAGATACAATATTTAGTAATACAGTAAGTATTGATACTATATCATTACAAAATAGCAATTTACCATATATTACAGTTCAAGATGATATTAGATTTAATGACGATGTTAATGTAATCGGTAAGTTGATAGTTGATGGTTCATTTGTCACAGTTAATAGAGAAACATTAACTATAAATGATAGATTTATTGTTTTAAATGCAAATATAGGAAATTCACAAATTAATCATACAGACCCAACTGGAATTATTGTAGATACACATAATACTACCGAACATAGCAGAGGATATTTATTATGGACATTATTTGATTCAAATGATCCTACAAATACAGAACTAAATAGAACATGGGATTTAAGTGGAGATAATCTAAGAGGTAATGTTTTAAAAGCAACAACAATAAGAGGTAATATATTAGATTCATATTATTCTCCAAATATATCAGTAATTAGTGATATAGATATGAGTAATAATGATATAAGTAATATAAATAGATTAACTGCCAGTGATATAGATATTATAGATGTAATAAAGACAGATACAATATTTAGTAAATCATTAAATATAGATGTAATAAAGACAAATATAGCATCAAATATATCAATTTTAAATACTATTGATATGAATAATCATCATATTATTAATGCTAATATAGCAGCATTAAATCATAGTCAAATTAATGTAGAAAATGGTTTAATAAATTCTAGAAATCTAACATTAGGTGGTTTTAATGCAGATCTAACTAATGGTGTAACATTTAGAGCACGGCATGGATTAAATATTTTAGGAAATACAAAGGTAGTATTATACCCGACTAACACATTATATTTACCAGAAAATAATGGAACGAAATTTGGTATTGACAATAGTAATCATACTCAAAGCATTATTGGTATTGGTGGTGTTTATAAAGTTCAAGATAATACGCAACAATTCTTAAATAGTAATTGTTATTTGATTCCACCATCAATGGTATCAAATGAAACCGACTTAAAAGGAACCACATTATTTGAAACAATTGGAGAACGAACTAAAAATATACAATATTTAGCTGGGTATCCAAATCCATATTTTTCTATTAATGAGTTAAGAAATACTTTAGTTCCAACAGTTGGACAAATTGTAGATTTATTAAATTATCTAGATGTAGAAGTGAATACAAGAAAAGCAGGATTTTTAGAAAGCACTTATTAATAAAATATAAAATATAAAATATCTTAAATAACAAATAAGAAATATAAAATAATAATTTTTTATATTAATATGGATTTAAATATAAAAAATTACAGAACAGATGAATTATTTAATTTATTTAATTTAAATTTAGAAAGCTTATCTCTCCAAAATCTTAAAGAGCAATATCTAAAAAAATGTCAAAAAATAGATAATTCACAAGATAATATTAATATAAATAAGGAAGAATTTAAAGTTTTTTTCACAGAAGCATTCACAAAATTAGTAGATTATATGAAAGAACAAGATGATAATAAGTTACAACAATTATTACATATTGTAGAAACAGAACATCCTCCACCAGAAAAATTTTTTAATAAAGCATTATTGCCAAATGAAAAAAGAGAGAGAAAAAACCCAGATGAATTATTAAACGTAGATAATGGGCTATTATTACCAATACAATCAACTCCAGTAATTCAATCGAATATGGATAATGAATTAACAGATGGACAACAAGTTCAAAATTATATAGAAAAAACACCAATAACAGTAAATTTACAACCTTACAAAAGAGGAAATTTTAATCCTTTAGTAAAAACGTCAACAAATATTATTTTAAATATTAATTCATTATTTAGAAATATTTTAAAAGGAAAAAATTCGACAAATTTTTCAAATGATATGAGTAGTAAATTTATGTATCAAATGCCATTAGAAATAAAACGAACTATAGAATTAAGTTTGAAAAGTTTAGAATTACCAAAAACAATTTATAATATATCATCAAATTTAGGTTCAAATAATTTTAAAATAAGTAAATATCCAGAAAGTTATGATCCAGTTGTAATACAAATACCAAGTGGTCAATATACACAACAAACATTAGTTGAAGCAATTCAAGAAGATTTATCAAATAATAGCACAAATGTTAATATAGAATTAATACCAAATACTAAACAAATAAGATTTTATGATGCTTCGGGAGAGAATTTTAATTTAGAATTTACATTTAATAGTGAAATAGTTAATGAAAATTATTGTAGTAATATTATTAATGAAATACCAAATTATGTTTATCCACTACAATTAACTTTAGGGTGGATATTGGGATTTAGGCAAGAATTATATGGAGAAAATGAATTAAAAGAAGGTATTTCAAAAACAGAATATATTAGCGAAGCTAGTTGTAGTATTAATAATCAAGAATACTTTTTTTTAGGAATAAAAGATTTTTTGAATAATAATAAACAAATTATGTATTCTACATTTTTAGAAAATACAAATATAGCAGGTGATGTAATTGCAAGAGTTATGTATAACGATGGAATTATAACAAATATAATTACATTACCAAGAGAATATTTTGGTCCAGTAAGAATACAAAATTTACAAATAGTATTATATGATATGTTTGGAAGAGTTTTAGACCTAAATAATTCAGATTTTTCTTTTTCATTGAAAATAGTAAATCTTTATAATTTATAGATATTATGTAATTATTTTACTAATAATTATTCTGTTAGTTATTAATAAAATAAAAAATAGGTAAAATTAACTATTAAAATATAATTTAATAAATTTAGGATAAAAAAAATTTATTAAATAGGAATTATAATTAATAATATTATGAATTATAAAAAATATAATACATTTATAGATTATCAAACAGAAAAATTAAAAAGTTGTATTAAAGAATGTCCACCAGGACCACGTGGTCCACAAGGTAAGAGAGGTGAACAAGGTCCTCGTGGTTTTGATGGTGATATTGGTCCGACTGGTCCTAGTGGTGAACAAGGTAGCCCTGGACCTTTAGTAACGGCAAGATATTATCCATATAACGATGAAGTATTAAATATTGGAGAGCAAAAATCAATAAGAATAAAATCGAATCATCTTTATTTATTTGACGAAGGAGCATATATTTTTATAAGTAATTTAGATGAGGAAAATTTAAGTGGTTCAGGATATGCTAAGATTATAGAATATGATAAATTAAGTATTAATACAAATGGTCCAATAGCAACTGCGGATATGATAATACAAGCGTTGAATAATTTAGATATACATCATAATGCTAAGATATCACTTGTTGGTCCAATTGGTTTACCTGGTAATGTAGGTTCATCTGGTCCAACTGGCCCAATTGGTGCCCCTGGTCCTTTAGTAACAGCAACAACAGAAACTATTATAGATATTTCTTATGGGAATACTGGTAATATAGATTTATCTTCTAATAATTTAGATAGTTTTGGAGAAAATGCATATATTTATTTAAATACAACAGGTAATTTTAGTGGATATGGTAGAATTATAGATATAAATAATTCTATTGTAACTATTGAAGCATTCAATGATTTAAAATTATTTGATACTACTAATGTTTCATTGGTTGGTATTAGAGGTTTAAAAGGTGAAAGAGGACAAGTTGGTCCATTGGCAACAGCTAGTATTCCAGTGGTTCCAAATCATACTGAAATGCAAATTGGAGATACTAGTTCTTTTGTTATTGATACAAATTATCCTGAATATTTTGGATTAAATTTATTTATTTATTTGAATACAAATAATATTCATTCTGGTTATGCTAAAATAATAGATGTAACTAGCAATGGTAATACTCCAACAATTGTAATAGAAGCATATGATTATTTATACATAACTGATAATACTAAAATAATACTGGTTGGACAGTCGGGTGGTATTATTAACGGTGGAGGTGGAAGTGGAAATGGAGGATTTAATGAGATACAAATACAAACAGAATCTGGAGTAAACTTAATAACTATCGATGATCAAGAAAAATTAGAATTTATTAGAGGTAATAATATAAATTTCTCTCTTAGAAATGATACAAATAATATTGAAGGTATAGAAATTGAAGCGATTCCAGAAATTTATGTTGATAAAAACAATAATAATATTTCAGTTGAAAAAGATTATGATTTAATACCACAAAGTAATAATTTACAAAGTTTAGGTAATAATACAAATAGATGGAGTGAATTATTTATTGGTAATGTTATTAATATTAATAATAATAGAATTAGTTTAGATAATGATAATATTTTAATAAATGGTAAAAATATTTTTGAAACAGATTTTTTCTTAGATCAAAGAATAATAATCAAATATTTATTTAAAAATAATAACGATTTATGTGGTAATAATATTTTAATAGGTAATAGTATTCATCAAGATATTGATACGTATAATTTGTCAATAACACCATCTAATAGTAATAATAATATAGAGATTATATTTAGAATAAATTATAGATGTTCTTTTTATAATGATACTAAAATTAATTTACAAATTACAAAAAATCATGATAGTAGGAATGACATCATATGTAATACTATTTTAGGAACAACATTATTAAGTGAAGTAGAAGATGTTTTTATTTTTAATTATATAGATAAAGCTAATACAAATAATGAAATTAATTATAAATTGAGTGCAAATATAATTAATAACGAGCCTTCCTCAATAGATAATATTTTTTTACCTGCTATTATGAGTTACGAAGGTAATAGTATAATATTAAAAGAATTAAATGCGCAATAATAAATTATTTATTTAAGTAATTTTATATTATTTAAATAGTTATATATGACACAAACAGCTACTTTAGAGCTTTTAACAAATGAGTACTACTGGAATATTGGTAGTGGTAAATCTTTAAGAACTATGATTGCGTTAGATACTGTTACTATTGGTAATACTTCCAATGGTGAACCTTATACTAATATAACTACTTCAAATGTTACATCAAATTTATTTATAGGTAATTTAGATGGTCAATTAGGCACTTTATCTGTTAACGGCAATATGAGTGGTTCTGTATTAATTACCGGGAATGGAACAGATGCCACTACTATGAATTTAGAATTAGAATTAGATGATGTAAATAGTGCTACTGCTGGTCCATTTGGTAGTGAAACACAAATACCAACATTCAATGTTGATAAATACGGTAGAGTTTCTCAAGTTGCCAATGTTACTATTAGCACAACTTTAAATTTATTAGATACTACCGGTGATACAGGAGAGGTTGATTTATTAAATGGAGATTTAAAAATTAATGGAACAGATAATCAAATTGTTTCGCAAGTAAGTGGTAATACATTTACTTTATCATTAGACAATGATATGAATATGGAAAATCTTTCATTATCCGGTAATTTAGATGTAACAAAAGCAACAACTTTAAATAGCACTTTAGCAGTTGGTGGCGCTGCTACCTTAGAAGAATCATTCGATGTAGTTAAAGCGTCATCATTACACAGCACTTTAGCTGTCGGTGGTGCGGCTACATTAGAAGAATCATTAGATGTAGTAAAAGCATCATCATTACATAGCACTTTAGCTGTCGGTGATGCTGCGACATTAGAAGATTCGTTAGATGTTGTAAAAGCTTCGTCGTTACACAGCACCTTAGCTGTTGGTGGTGCTACTACATTAGAAGAATCATTAGATGTTGTTAAAGCATCATCATTACATAGCACCTTAGCTATTGGTGGCGCGGCGACATTAGAAGAATCTTTAGATGTTGTTAAAGCGTCATCGTTACACAGCACTTTAGCTGTCGGCGGCGCTGCTACCTTAGAAGACTCTTTAGATGTTGTCAAAGCATCATCATTACACAGCACTTTAGCTGTCGGTGGTGCTGCTACATTAGAAGAATCATTAGATGTAGTAAAAGCGTCATCGTTACATAGCACCTTAGCTGTCGGCGGTGCCGCGACATTAGAAGAGTCGTTAGATGTAGTAAAAGCGTCATCGTTACATAGCACCTTAGCTGTCGGCGGTGCCGCGACATTAGAAGAGTCTTTAGTTGTTGGCGGTGCTGCGACATTAGAAGATTCTTTAGATGTTGTTAAAGCGTCATCATTACATAGCACATTAGCTGTTGGCGGTGCTGCGACATTAGAAGATTCTTTAGATGTTGTTAAATCGTCATCATTACACAGCACCTTAGCTGTTGGTGGCGCAGCTACATTAGAAGAATCATTAGATGTTATAAAAGCGTCATCATTACACAGCACCTTAGCTGTTGGTGGCGCAGCAACATTAGAAGAATCTTTAGATGTTGTTAAAGCATCATCATTACACAGCACTTTAGCTGTCGGTGGTGCTGCTACATTAGAAGAATCATTAGATGTAGTAAAAGCATCATCGTTACACAGCACCTTAGCGGTTGGTGGTGCTGCTACATTAGAAGAATCCTTAGATGTAGTAAAAGCGTCATCATTACACAGCACCTTAGCTGTTGGTGGCGCAGCTACATTAGAAGCATCATTCGATGTAGTAAAAGCGTCATCATTACACGGCACTTTAGCTGTCAGCGGCGCTGCTACCTTAAAAGACTCTTTAGATGTTGTCAAAGCATCATCATTACACAGCACTTTAGCTGTCGGTGGTGCTGCTACATTAGAAGAATCATTAGATGTAGTAAAAGCTTCATCATTACACAGCACATTAGCTGTTAGTGGCGCTACTACATTAAAAGATTCATTAGATGTAGTAAAAGCTTCATCATTACACAGCACATTAGCTGTTAGTGGCGCTACTACAATAGAATCATCTTTATATGTAGCAGGAACATCCACATATTTAGACAATATTTTAGCTACTAAAGATGTAACAGTTCAGGGTAATATATATGTTAGAGGAAATTTAGCACAAGTTCATGCTGAAACAATTGTATTATCTGATCCTTTAATTGTTCTAGGTAATTCGAATATGAGTGAAGTTTATAAAGATTTAGGTTTCCAATTTATTAAAGATTCAAATGCTGATAATTATGGTTATTTTGGTTGGGTTGGTTTAAGTAATGAATTTCAATTTTATGAAACAGCAGAGATACTAGGAAATGATTTAAAAACAAATAATAGTACATTAGGAACAGTAAGAGCAGAATCTTTCAAAGCGAATGTAGTTGAAGCAATGGCTTTTGTAGGTCCTCTTCAAGGTAGTGCATCTAACTTAGATCATTATATTACAATAGATTTCTGTGGTAATGTATTTGGTGATATATCTTTCAATGGTTCAGAAAGTCAATTAATAGTTCCTTTAGAATTACAATCAGTATTTGCAAATCCTAATTCTTTTGGCAATAGTATAAGTGTTCCTACTATTACAGTTGATACATATGGTCGCGTAACTGATGTTAGTGTAAATTCTATTAGCACAACTTTAAGTTTATTAGATACTACTGGCGATACTGGAATTGTTGATTTATTAAATGGTGATTTAAGAATACATGGAACATCTAGAAAAGTAGATTCAGATGTTGTAGGTAATACATTTACTTTAACTTTACCAGATAATCTTTTAGTTGTAGATGTTTCTATGTCTGGTATGTTACAAGTAGATGGCGCGACTACATTAGAAGAATCTTTGGATGTTGTTAAAGCGTCATCATTACACAGCACTTTAGCTGTTAGTGGTGCTGCTACATTAGAAGAATCTTTAGATGTTGTTAAAGCTTCGTCGTTACACAGCGCCTTAGCTGTTGGTGGTGCTGCTACATTAGAAGAATCATTAGATGTAGTAAAAGCGTCATCGTTACATAGCACCTTAGCTGTCGGTGGCGCTGCTACCTTAGAAGACTCTTTAGCTGTTGTTAAAGCGTCATCATTACACAGCACTTTAGCTGTCGGCGGCGCTGCGACATTAGAAGAATCTTTCGATGTTGTTAAAGCGTCATCATTACACAGCACATTAGCTGTTGGCGGCGCGGCAACATTAGAAGAATCTTTAGATATTGTTAAAGCGGCATCATTACACAGCACCTTAGCTGTTGGTGGCGCCGCGACATTAGAAGAATCATTAGATGTTGTTAAAGCATCATCATTACATAGCACTTTAGCTGTTGGTGGTGCTGCTACATTAGAAGAATCATTAGATGTTGTTAAAGCATCGTCATTACACAGCACTTTAGATGTTGGTGGTGCTGCTACATTAGAAGAATCGTTAGATGTTGTCAAAGCATCATCATTACACAGCACTTTAGCTGTTGGCGGTGCTGCTACCTTAGAAGACTCTTTAGCTGTTGGCGGTGCTGCGACATTAAAAGATTCTTTAGATGTTGTTAAAGCGTCATCATTACACAGCACATTAGCTGTTGGCGGCGCAGCAACATTAAAAGATTCTTTAGATGTTGTTA